CCTCCAAATAGTAATTCACCTTCGAATGGTTTAGAGAAATTAGTTACCGTATTTCCTGTATCGAATACTACATTTTTAAGCGCAAGTTTAGATGTATCGTATTTTATTCTTGCCTGCAATCCTACTATATCTTCTCCATTATGAGTTAGTTCTACTTTTACTAACCCGCCTTCTATTTTACTTACCATGTCAAGTTTAGTATCACCTACTGGTTTACTACTGAAGTTAATAGTCATATCATTAAAACTCTTACCTGTGATAGCTGAAGTTGTTATGTTAGCTGGGAATGTAGTACTATGTGATTGGTCTAAATCAACATGATGCCAGAAAGCAAAATCAAAAGTTAATAAGTTTTCTGTTGGAGTAAAATCTCCATTCCAGTAGTTTGTACCTGTAGGTTCTGTTTTTCTTATATCTAATTCAGCACCTAGTTTTGCTATTGTAAAGTTTTCGTATAGTACAGTAGCAGTGCATCCATGATACCATGTACCATCATCATTTTGTTGTGGAAGGCAAAACTCTCCTGCTACATCTAATCCTAAAACATAAGCTAGAAGGCCGTATGTATCTGCTGAGTTGAATGCTTGGTTGAGATTAGCGTCAGCTGAGAATAAACCGAAGTTATCATAAGTTGTATCAGTACCATTTATTCCTACATCTGTTAGGTACTGGAATGACCTATAAGCATCGGTTACTGTATGAACATCTGGGATATATGATGCATCTATTGGTTCTAAATTCCATACAGAATATACTTGATCTAATGTTACATCAGTAAGTATTACATCTGCATTTGCATCTAAAGTATAGGTAGTTGAAGTGCTAGTCTCTGACATCGTATCACCATTAGAAACAGTTACTTTAAAATTAGTAGGGTCTAATGTTTCAGGTAAATTAAAATGTAAAGTTGCATTATATGTTACGGCTTCTTCTACACTGTAGTATTCTCTACCATCGGTTGCTGTGGCATATATTGGATTGGTAATCATTACACCGTCTGTATCCTCTATATGAGCTAAAGTTAACCTAAACTCCTGTTCTGCATCTAAATTACTATCTGGTTTTATAGTAAACATCATATCAAAAATAGAGTTGACTGTAAGATATGTACTAGGATCTAAAAGGTCTTGAAGGGACTTATTAGATAGTTGTACTGCAATCCTAACAACACTCCATTTAGCATTTTGAGCTGAATATGTAGCGGTACCGTTTTTCCATTTAGTATGACTATCTCTCAAATCTCCCTGAATTATACTAAAAGAGGTATTTGGGAAATCATATTTAGCTGTTATAGGTCCAGCATCAAGTACAGCATCAATACCAGTAAATGCAAATCCATCTGTTACGGGTGTTAATATATTATGATTGTACTGAATGTCTAGGAAGAGGTATTTGTAATTTACTAAAGAATCATAATCAGCTGTTCCTACAGCGGCCATATGAACTTCCATTCGAAGAGTTTCTCCTTCTTCTATTGAATTTTGTTCATCTACAATAACATTTGTATCTTGATTGAACAATTTTAAATCAATTTGGGTGTTCTGTCCTAAGACAGACAAAGGGAGTAATAGTAAAAAAAGTAATTTTTTCATTTTAGAGTTTAAGTTTATCAATTAGGTCTTCGCACAACTTTTTAATTGCTGTTGAAACGTTTGCCTGAGAAAATTTTCCACCCTCATCTATAATGAGTGTGGCTGTTGATATAGATTTAGCCTCGCCAGTTGCTTTGACGGGCTTTTTTTTCTTTCCATCTTTTATAATGTATGCTTGAGCTGCTAGCATATAGGTATCAGTATTTTTACCATATATACCAATTTGAACGCTAGTCTTCTTTACGTCGAAGAATAACAGCTCTACGTTAATTATTGTTGTTGAATTTGGATTGAGATCGTATCCGGCATCTTGAACTACTTCTTCTAGAACGTTCTTTACACCGAATGCAAAATTCCTGTTACCGGCTAAGTCTCCGATAACGATTTTATTCTCTACTGTTCCTATTTGAACCTCTTGTGCAACTACACTAACCCCAAATAAGAAACTCAATAAAAATACTAAAAGTTTCATACCAATTACTGCTTATGTCAACCATAAAAACAATTACAAGACGATTGTAAAACGATTGTAAAACAGTTGTATAAAACTTATTTAGTATAAATAGAAAGTGTTTAGGTAATCTCTATAATTCCGTAAAAATCTCCTGCACCTCCGGGTGTACACTGTATATGGATAGCATCAAAACTATTTAAAGATAGCCCGGTAAATAAATAGGAACTTACTGTATCTGCAGTAAGAGATTGAGTGATAGGTGTTACTATAGAAGTAGCTGATGAGAAAGCTGATCCGTCAGCATTTTTAAGAATATCTATAGCTGCGGAAACACTAGTGCTGCTTCTCAAATGTACTGTAATATTTGCTAGAACATTAGAAGTTAATAAGAAACCAGAATCCGAAGCTGGAGATGCTGATGTATCTGATGTTCTAGTTTGTGAGTTAAAGTAAAATACGTTTGTGTTACTTCTTGCTGCTGCAACAAATAATCTTAACTCCCCAGTAGAGAATCCTGATGGTTTAGGTTCCCATTCGCCGGTACTATTATTCCATTCTATATGATATCCATCTGGAATAGTAGTATAGTTGTTAACGTCCCCTAAGTCGTTAAAGTTAAGGCTACCAATCGTAGAAGCAAATGATTGTGAAACTAAAGTAAACGAACCTGATATGTTTTCAGCTATTTGAGCTGATGAGGATAGTAGACCTTGATTTGTAAAGTCTCTAAGGGTACCAATTGTAAGTTTTTTAGTCTCAGTTGCAGTGACATCAACAACAGCTAATAGGTCACTGTTGATGACTGAGGTGTGTTGAGTTAGTTGTGTTATCTTTTTATCTGCCATTATAATCCCCAAATAAGCTTACTACCGTCTTCTTGTAGTAAAAAATCTGTATCTTCTTGTAATATAAAAAACGTATCAGGTGTAGATGGAGATACAATTACATCTTTTCTACCTTTGTTTTGACTATAAATTTCTGCAGAGAGTGCTTCCTGGTAATAATGGAACCTTCTCATCTGTTCGTTTAACGGTAAGTTACGAATATGATGTTGATGTACAAACTCTTTCCAGGATAATTCTCTTAGTATCACTATAGTCTTTTAAATAAATAGTTAAAAAAAGGGGATCTAATGACCCCCTCTTTCTATCTAGTGTTAAAAATTAAACAGCTTTCTTCTTTAAAATGTGATAAAGAACAAAAGCGCCAACTAGTCCTAACAGACCTTCGTTACTGAGTGATCCTAAGATACCCATTACGTTGTCGATTACCGACACCTGAGGCCAGAATGGAATTACAGCTCCTTTAAAAAGTACTTCAAGTACAATACCAAGAGCGATAATAGACACCCCTACTTCAGTTAGTTTGTTAGCCCAGTGGCTAACTTTTTCCAAAATGTTCATGTGATTTTAATTTAGTTAGACATAGATAACTGTCCGAACTTGTAAGGCATATGCTTATATAAATAGCAAAAAAAAAGAGACCCGAAGGTCTCTCTTATTCATAATTGTGAAGTCCCGGATGAGAATCAGTCAAGGGATTGAACTTCCTTTGGGATGAAGTCACTGTTGACGTGTCCGCATTCTGTACATTTGAAGACTGGGATCGGAATGAATCCTGGTTTTCCTTGTCCGGTAAGGATGGCTGAGACTCTTCTGATAACCATTGCTTGGTCAAAGTATGTCCCATTGCATTTTTCACATAAAACTGGAGTCGTTTGAGATATGTCGACATTTGATTGTTGTTGCATATTTTATCGTTTACCTGAATAGTAGCCTGTACCCGAAGTACCTGTTCCTGTAGAAGTAGTTCCTTTACTAGAGCCTCTTCTTACTGGTCTTTTTGCTTTAGCTGCTTCTTTAGCTGCTTTTTGTTTCTTTGTGTAAAGCACAATCCCTACGACTGCTGCTACTACAACTATTGCGAATATAATTCCCATAATTTATTTTTTAGTGTTATTTTTTCTTCTTGGTTTACGACCTTTTCTAGGTCCGCCTTTTGCTGCTTCAACTACATCCCCAGCTTGGTCTGCAACGTTTTTAACAGCATCTTTCACGTCTTTAAGTTCTTGCTTAACTCTGCGTGCTCTTTTTTTGACTTCAGTAGTAGTTTTTTTAACTGCTTGTTTAGCATCTTCTACCTTGTCTTCGACTGCGTCCGGAATACCGTCCTTGTCGTCATCTTTGGTTAGACCGAAATACTTCGTACCCACCCATACTGCTCCAGCTATAACCGCTAAAACTAGTACAATAATTAGAATTGTTTTCATTTTTATTTATTTTATTAACGTTAACATATATAAATAGCTAATAGCAACGGTCTGCTGCTAAAACTAAACCTTTAGGTAATGCTGAGGGTTTAATTACCCAACCTCGTTTACCGAATCTTTTATCCATCTTATCATAAAAACTTAGAATACTTTTATTAGGGCTACTAGACTCTCTTTCATATTGCTCAGGAGTCATATTAAACTCCATAACGAAAGCCTTTTTTAACTTTTCTAACTTTTCTTTTTCATCTTTATTTCTATCTTCCTGTAATCTTTTAATTCTTGCCTTATCAATCTGAGTAGCTTCTATAAAGGTATCTTCGTGTTTATGCTCTAGAAACTTTTCATTTATCTTATGCATAGCTAATTCTATCTCAAATTGATAAGGACCTAAATCAAAATCACCATTTTCAATACGTTTACGTAAAGGAGATATATCCATCATAGGTTTATTTCTTAACGTATAAGAACGCCACCACATATAACGGTCGTATTTTTTCTTAAAGTAGTTCTTGCTTAGAAATCTTTCTAACCAAGTTTTACTATGAATAGGTTTATAAGGTAAATTCATATAGTAAAGATACGAAAAATTATTTATTTAGACAACTAATTAAACGCCTATATCAATAATTTTCATAGCCATACGAATAACTTCTTCATCATACTCACATAAAAGTCTGTAAGCTTCTTTTTTTAACTCAGTTTGCGGATGCACAATAGTCTTTCTTTCAGATACATCAGCCCCAAAAGGACGTTCAGTAACTGTTTTACCTCCATCAGGGGACTCGAATATTTTTTTATCTTCTTGCATTTCATGCCATTTTTTAATTGAATCACTCATAACTTATTTATTTTAACTGATGTGGACGGTAGGGGAGTCGAACCCCTTTCTACTGCCTCGGATGCAGCCATCTTGCCGTTAAACGAACCGCCCGTAATTACTGACGACTGTTGTTTTTACTTTAAAACGCTTCACCTGATCTTTTCGAAGGATCAGTCACACAGTTACTAATAAAAATGTACAGCCGAATTTCATTACACGCAGTACGTCAGTATAAAAAACTCATTATTTAAATGAACTTAGCCCTAGCCAACCGATGTTGGGGGTCACCACCACTTTTTAAGGAAAAGGGAAACCTTTTTTGTGTTTTACTTTACGTTTATACTTTGATTTATCACCATGATCTTTTTGTATCATACGACGACGAGCCAGTTGGGATAACTCCCCCTTGCTGTATTTCTCCGGTCCTATTGTTCCATCCGTCTTCATAGTAAACATTATCATGATAATCTTTCATATTTAAATATACGAATTATTTCTGATAATATCAACTTTATTATAGCTTTTTCTAATCCATTCGTCGTATTCTGGAAATTGTCCAAAATTGCCATCTTGACTTTTAGCTTTATACTGAGTCACAGCTAATGGATATACTGCGTATTTCTCTGTAAATGTATCCCTTACAAACTCATCATCTATATTATCTAAAGTAGGAATATAACTATTCCATTTATCAAATGTATTACCGTTTATACCAATGGCATGGACACATATCATTTTATCTACTTTTACTAAATTATCTGATATATAATCTACGGTAGGAGATTCTATACAACCGCCAAAGTAAATTATCTCCCAATCAGGTATATTCTCTAATGCTTTAAGTGCGTTTAAAATATAGGCTTGGCCTCCCGGCATGAATTCAAAGTCATCTTGAAAAAAAAGCACATTCTTATAACCGTAGGTTCGCGCATAACTAACCACTGCTTTGGAACCCAGAGATGTAGCAAGGTGCCCAGTCTTCCACTCTTTCTTATGATCTTCAAATCCAGCAAATCTTTTAACAAAATGCTCAAGTCCTAGTTTTCTAAGCTCTTGCTCTGCATGTTGTCGTCTATCTTGATTTTTATCAAGATTTAAGTAAAATGCTCCGTCAAAAAATTCTTCCATATTATAACCTATATTGTATAAATATAAAAAAAAAGAGGCTTATTTAGCCTCTTCTTTCTTTTAAAAAACCCCTCCGGTAAGGGCAGGGTTGGTCAAAAATGCGCGTGGGCACTTCGTGAGAGAGAGGAACGCCCTACCCCTTCACTGCGTCCATGTTCGCTTTCTTGTATGGAGTAATCAATTTCTTGATCTCACCTGCTGCTTTTCTAGCTCTTGCTTGAGAAGCTTTAGTTGATCCTTCATTGTTCTCACTTAAAATAGCAAATTGCTCTGCAATTGCTTCAAATAGTTCTTGTTTATCCATTTTCTTTGTTTTTAAAATAAAGTTCTCTAATTTTAGCTCCTAATTCCATATCGTTAGGAGTTTCTTTTACTAAGTTAAATATATGCTCTACTGTTATCATCCTAAGAGCATGTTAGGATCAACTCCTGTGGTTGAAGTATCTTTTTTCTCTTTACCTTTACTAACTACTGCTTCCGTAATTAATAACGTTCCTGCAACTGATGCGGCATTTTCAAGAGCTAGTCTAGTTACTTTGGTTGGGTCTATAATACCTTCTTTAAACATATTGAAGTAATCTTCCTCTCTTGGATTATACCCAAACCAGAAATCACCTTCTTGTTTGATACGTTCTTCTATATTCCCAATATCATTATACTCATATCCGGCATTCTCAAGTATTTTATAGAAAGGTCGTTCTAAAGCTGAGATTATTATGTCATAGCCTGTTTGTTCATCCTTCTCAAGTTGACCAATCTGACTGGCAAGTAGCATTGAAGCATTAAGTAGTGCGATTCCGCCTCCGGGTAAAATACCTTCTTCAATAGCAGCTCTAGTTGCGTGTAATGCATCATCAACTCTATCCTTTTTCTCTTTCATCTCTACTTCAGTATGACCACCTACATGTACGATAGCAACACCTCCCACAAAAGCAGCTAGTCTCTCTTGAAGTTTTTCTTTCTCGTAGGGAGAAGTAGAATTATCTATTTGACTTTTGATATCATCTATACGAGAAGAAATTTTTTCTTCCTCTCCTTTAGCATCGATAATTGTAGTAAAGTCTCTTCCCACAGTAACCTTATTAGCCTTACCTAACCACGAAGCATCAAACTTATCTAATCTCATACCTTTTTCGGAAGAAACTACTGTGCCTCCAGTAAGAATAGCGATGTCTTCTAACATTGCCTTTTTTCTATCTCCAAACTCTGGTGCTTTAATTGCTACAACAGGTAGGATACCTCTCATCTTATTAACTACCATAGTAGAGAGTGCCTCTCCGTCTATATCATCAGCGATCACTACCAGAGACTTACTTTGTTGAGAAACACCTTCTAAGATAGGAAGTAACTCTTTTATAGAATTAAGTCTCTTATCTGTTATAAGTATCAACGGATCTTGAAGAATTGCTTGCATAGAATTATTATCAGTAACAAAGTAAGGAGATTTATATCCTCTGTTGAACTGCATTCCCTCTACTGTTTCAAGATATGTTTCGCCTGTTTTAGATTCCTCAATAGTTACTACTCCATCTCGTCCAACTTTATCCATAGCGGTATAGATTAATTCTCCTACCTCAGTATCGTTATTGGCAGAAATGGTAGCAATCTGTTTTAGTTGCTCCTCTTCAGTGACCTCTTTAGATTGATCTCTTAAATACGTAACAACATCTTTTACTGCTTTGTCGATTCCTCTTTTAACATCAACAGCATTTGAACCTAATTTCATTTTGTCTAATCCATCATTTAGGATTGATTGAGCTAGTAATGTTGAGGTAGTAGTCCCATCTCCTGCTTGTTCTGCAGTCTTAATTGAAGCCTGTTTAACAATTTGAGCTCCTAAATTTTCAACTCTATCTTTAAGTTCTACGGACTTTGCAACAGTAACACCGTCTTTAGTTGATACTGGCATTCCCATGTCTTGCTCTATGATGACATTTCGGCCGGAAGGTCCTAGAGTAGCGGTGACTGCATTAGCTAGTTTGTCTACTCCATCTGCTAGTTTATTTCTAGCGTTTTTTGAAAATATAATTTTTTTACTCATAACTAATTTTGTTGTTCTATAACTGCTAATATTTCTTTATCTTGTACTATGTAGTATTCCTCTCCTTCAAAGTCGATACGTAGAGTACCAATTTTAGGAAGAAGAACTATATCTCCTTTTTTACAAGACCTTACACTTATTAATTTTGAAGGATCTAACTCTGACTGTCTTCCTGGTCCTATTTCTAGAACCTCTCCCATTTCAGGTTTTTCTTTACCCATATCTGGAATTACTATAGAACCATATGTCTGTTCACCTTCGTCTATAGGTTTAACAAGAATTCGGTCATTAGTTGGTTTAATACTTTTTGCCATTTATATAACGTTTTTAATTAATATAAGATAATTTATTAGAAGAGCAAACCCCAGAGCTGGTTTATTTAGCTAATTTTCAAAGTTTTTGGCTCTGATCCTTTAGCAAAAGGAATAATAATTTGAAGCAAGCCATTCTTAAACTCAGCTGTTGCTTTATTTAAGTCAAACTTACTATCAATCTTCCAACCTAGATTAAAAGACCTTTTAGCGATACCTCTGTGGATAAATTCACCTAAGTCTTCTTCTTTCGGTTTATCGTAATTTACTCTGATTATGTTACCCTCAATAAGAATTTCGATATCCTCCTTTGAAAGACCTGTACAAGCTATGTCTAGACCTAGACCGTTGTCTCTCTCGTAAATATCTACTGGGTGGGGTAATTTGGATTCTGCCAGAGGTCTGTAGGCTCCGGCGTCTTGGAAAAAATTCCTAACTAAAATGTCGAACGGATTTCGTTCATAAAATAATGTACTCATATCATTTAAATTTATGATGCCCTAAGGTCATCGGTTAACAAAAAATTAAAATCGCTCTGGGGTCGATCTTCTTTATAATAAATATATGAAAAAAATATTTACTGAGCAACTACATCAATGATTTTTTTATATTAAATTCCCAACCTAATGAGGTATAAATCCCCATAAGTTCATCTCTTACTGGCTTATGGGTGGGGTATTTCCATTGTGCTTTTTCATCATTACCTCTCTCACCTAAAGTCAAATCTTGCCAAGTATCTTTATCATTTTCATCTTTATCTAAAACATAGATTGGTATATTCTCCTTATAGCATACGAAACCTAAATGAATATCTTCACCTGATAAAGTACTATGTGTTTTGTAATTACAATATTTTCTTAGTAGTTCAGTTTTAAGAAAATAACCTTGTCCCCCCATATTAACCTGTGTAGGAACTTTTAAAAATTCTGATTGTCGTATCCTTTTATTGACATTATATTTAGTTTCTCCTTCGTTAAAATTCATACCGCAGGAAACTATACATACATCTTTATTTTTTGAAAATTCTAAACATTTTTCTAAATACTTTTTACCTGGTAAGGTATCATCGTCACATATAAAAACATACGGGGTAGTAATGTTTATTGAATTTATAAATCTACTGTATAAAGGAGTGCTTTTATGTTGGTTACGGTATATAACAGAAGGATATTCTAATTCATATTCAGTATCATTATTCCAATGTATGAAAATTTCAGAACTTACAGTTTGATTTTTAATTGATTCTAATTGAGACTGTAGATACTCGAGTCTATCAGTTACTGTTAATACTGTGGTTATATAGTATGATTTTTTACCGAACATATGCTATAAAGATAAAAAGCTCCATTAAAGTCTATATGAGAGTTCTTTTATTTAATCTTCTAAGTTTAAATTTTGGGTGTAGTAGTTCATTTAATTGTTTGCTATCAATATCTAAATCCCAACTTTTAATAATTTCCAAAGATTTAATTCTATCTTTTCCATACAAATCTTCATAGTAAGCAATTGGTATTTTTAATTCATCAGATACCTTATCTATAAGACTTCTATGTTCAATAAGATTTTCTATTTTAAAATTTTTTTTATACTTTTCTATATCATCAACGTACCAAGGATCGTGTGCATTCAAACCATAAGCGTTTCTTACTCTTAAATTTATAAAACTTTCAAAATGCTCTTTTAAATTTTTTCTATTTAATATTATTTTTTTATCATAATAGCTATGAATTGACTTAATAAAATTTACATACTCATTCGGTTTTCCGTAATCTTTAGGAACTTGAAAAGATAACATTTTTACTACACATTTTTCAGATAATTCAAGTGGGTGCGGATAAGGTAAGCGTGTTGATAATTTCTTAGGATTAATGTATGGTTCAGCTATTCTGTTATAGCTACCTAATTTACTTATATTATTTAGCAATGAAGTACTACCGCTTCTTGGTGGTGAAATTATTAATATTTTCATACTAAGTAAGTGTAAGCTTATTAGTGTCCATCCGCCCAGTTATTTGCAATCTCTGGTGGTGCTTTAAGAGTTACTCCGGGAAGCTTAGTAGTATTCTCCATTATTTCTTGAACGTAAGGAGCAAACATTTCTGCATCCTTCTCAGCTACGTTTATGATCAACTGGTCATGTACCTGTGCTTGAACTATAGCATCTATACCTAACTCTTTAGCTTTTAAGTTAATCTTAAATGCTGCTCTGTTTACTACCGCAGCTGCTAATGACTGTAATTGAAAGTTAAGACAGTTATTAAGTCCGTTACGGTAATCTCTATATGCTTGAGTAACTTGATCTCTAGGAGAAATAGTCTTAACTATCTCACCATCTTTCTTTATATACTTAGGAGGTATCTTAATTTCTAATTCTTTTCTAAATCTCCAATCCATCATACGATCTCCAAATTTCTCATATAGTCTTTGGACTTTAGGTAGGTGACGAACACGTCCTACATAGTTTTGAATCTTACCGTAGGCTTTTACTTCCTCTCTGGATCTTTCTCTCCATTCTGCAAGTTGAGGAAAGCCATCTAAGTACCCTTTAATTAATCCTTCAGCTACTTTCTGATCTACTCCTAAAGTCATTTTAAGAGCGTATGCTTCCATACCATATGCAATTCCTAAAGAGTATGCCTTAGCTTTATTACGTTTAACTGGGTCTAGCTTCTTGAGATAGTTATGAGCTTTTTTATCTGCTGATACTCCTTCAAGCTTCTCAGTCTGAATAGCAACAGTCGAGTAAAAATCCCATCCGTTATTGAATATTTCTTGAAGTTTTTTATCTCCGGTTACCGAAGCAAAGCAGTGAGGTTCTAGAGATTCGTAATCCGCATCGATTACCTTTCTACCATCCCCGGCGATTAAGAAGCGTCTAACGATATTGACATACTTCATAATTACAGGAGCATCTTCTCCTTCTTCTAAAGGTTTAGGTAACTGCTGGGCATCAGAACCGTATCGTCCAGATACAGTACCGTTCTGTTTAAAGTAAAAGTAGTATCTACCATCTTCCTGACGGTCTCTAAACCTGTCTACGTAAGTAGATTTGATCTTAAGTAACTTATTGTAGATACGTAAGTTCTCAGCCCAAGGATACGTTTTCGCTAACTCTTCAACCATAGACATATCGAACTTATCTCTACCTGATTTAGTATTAGCACCAGAAACTTTAGGTTGAATTCCCATATAACCGAAGACTATTTCACCCAAATGCTTTTTAGATTGAATATTAATATAATCCCCATCATTTGACTCCTTCCATAAAGCCATAGATATTCTAGCTTTTTCAACGTCTTCAATAAGGGCCTGGTCTCCGGTTAATAGGAATTGCTTGACGTTTGAATCTTCTAGTTCTTCAATAAATTTACCGGTAAGAGAGTACTTACCTGTCTTTTCTGATTTAGGTAAAGGTAGTGAATACCTCTCAACTAATCGTTGGGCCCAGTTACCTTTATGCGATACTGGAAATTGAGTCATAGATGTAGCTACTACCCATTCTTTAACTTCAGGTATAGCTAGTAGAGACTTCATTACAATCTCTTTATTCTCAGCTTGATCTTTTACAATCTCATCGTGAATATTTTCTATCAACTCAGTATCTAAATCTACTCCGTAAGCTTCCATAGGAACGGTCACCTCACGGTATATAGGCATTACTTCCTCTTCAAAGAAGAATTTCTCCAAGCCTTCATCTCTAAGCTTACCCAAATATAAATTACAAATCCTAAGGGTAAGGTCAGTATCAGCACTAGCATATTTAGAAAGGATATCCAAATCTGCTTTATAAATCTCGAAACTTTCTTTAGTAACACTTCCACCATTTTTTTTAATACTTTCTTTTAGTTCTATCTGCTCCTGGTTAGCAGCTTCTTCTACGTTCAGGCCAAGAGCTTCCTGATTCATAATAGCAATTGATTTTAATCCAAAAGGATTACCAAACCCGAAGGCTCCTTCTTCATATACAGTATGAACAAGTAGACCGGTATCAACCCATACGTCTGGGAGTAAATCGATACCGAAGTAGTTTTTAATAAATTGAACGTCAAAGGAAGCATTATGGAAGACTAGTTTCTTACCTTTCAGCGTCTTGAATAAGTTCTTAGATATAGTTTCAGTAGAGGTCCCGTCTATAGTTTGAAGCTCTAATTCTCCTTTATCAAAGTTCCATACTAGAGTAGGAATATAAAAACCTATTCCTTCATCACCAGATATAGACCAACCTACAACTTTATCTTTTCTAGGATTAAGACCAGAGGTCTCGGTATCGACTGCGATTACTTCTGACTCTTGTATGTGTTGGAACATTAATTTTAACGTCTCAGAGTCTTGGACGGTATAGTACTTCTTTTGCAAATCTGCCATATATAACCTTTTTATTAAATTAAAGATAAGAATATTTTTTTAATTAACCAACCCTATCTTTTTAAAAAATCCGTAGAATTGTACTTTTTTTTCTGTATCTTTTTTTATAAAATTTTGTTCTTCAAGGTTCGTCGACCATGTCTTCCAAGTATCTTCATGGTACCAAGTATCAAAAATATATTCTTTAAATAGCTCGGGGTTGTGCCATCTTATAGCAGCCATTATTATTTCATGGTTAGGAATTATTTCATTATCTAAACTTAACTGACCTATTGAGTTGAATTCTGTAATTAGGTGATTAATATGAGCTTTATTACCACCGATAATACCCCCTATATTATGATTAGAGTTAAACCCTTTATAGAAAGCATTATTAACACTCTCAGAATAATATTTTGTTTTTATAAACAAATCTTGAAGAGGTGAAAAATTCCAGTAAATTAAATTTGAACATAGTCCTAACAATTTATCCCCAACAAAATTATTTATTTTAGGAAATAAATTAGAATTAAAAATTCTACCGAAATCGTACATTGGAAAATTTACTGTTAAATGTATCAAATCTCCTAGTCCTTTTTGATCTGGTTTTTCAGAAGCAGAGAATGGGAATAACCCAACATGTGATAATCCGCAATCTACCCAATAAAAATAATCGTGTTGATCATCAATTTCTTGTTCTAATAATTGAAGTTTCATCCAATCAATTTCATGGAACATCTTATAATCTTTATTTGTACTATACTTTTGTTTTAAATCAAACATTCTTTGAAAATGTCTAAATTGATCTAAAGCAATAAATTTAAATTCTATATTAGTAAAATTATCTATATCATAGTAACCTTTTTCACGACCGTGAATATTCCAAAAAGTACGATATTCCTCTATATGTTCTTCTTCTAAATAACAAACTAGTTTTTCACCTGTTCTAGCTATTGAAGCTAAAGAATGTAAGTACCTTTCTGATCTGGTTTTTCCGTGACCAAAAATAGGGAAACCTTCATGGTGCGAAAATAATGCTGTTACTAGTTTAGTATTACTCATTACCTAAATTAACTATTTTATCATAATCTTTTTTCTCAAAAGTAAAATTGAATTCCCTCTCTACTCCTTTTAAAATTGTTTCTTTAGTTAATACATCTCCATTAAAATATTTCCAAACAGTTGAGTTCTTACTTTCTTTTATTTGATTTTCAATCTCATTACAAGTCTCTTCAAAAAGAAAAATATCTTGTTCATCTAAATCTACATCGATATTTTTACTATCTGCGTGTTTAAGTAATCCAATGAAGTCGCCTGATTCGTAATCATTCTTAACTAAATTAAACTCTTCAACTGATCCGCCTTTATCAGGATGAGTTATAGAAGAAAGAGTTCTATAAAGTTTTTTAAGTTTTTCTGGTTTTACTTTTTTACTTCGACTTTTTGGTTTATTAAATTTAACCTCTCCAGTCTCTGTGTTCTTCCAAGCTATTATTTTTTGATCTAAATAAAACTTACCAATTTCAGTATTCCATACATTTGTATAACTTAGAATCTTTTCTTGGGTTTCTTCCAACTCTAATTTAAGATATTCGTATTTATGGGCATATTTTTTAAGAGAAATCTGCATTACCGCTCACCGTAAAGATCAAACTTCATTGGCTCCTCTTCAGGTATTTCTACTTCGTTAGCTTCTATAGCATAAAGTTTACCTTCTAAAGGTTCTAATCTATAGTGACCTTTAAATTTAGTTTTTCGCATATACATAGTAAGAGCCATAACTAAACCTTCTATTGTATTACCTTGATCTATAACTAATTCCCAATTGTCACCGGGTGGTACTCTAGTTGCTATGAGTACTTTTTCTTCTTCTATTAATACTTCACTCATTATTGTCTCAAAGTTTTGCGAATTATATAATTAGGATTAGTAAAGAACTCTGGTATAAGTAATGTATGAGTTGCTCTAATAGGATTAATATCTATTCCTCCTCTACGTGTATATAAGCACGCTACCATCAGCTGCTCAGGTTTAAATCTTTCAGTTAGATGAGCAAATATCATCTCACAAATCTCTTCATGAAAATGACTAACCGTTCTATGACTAACAATATACTTAGCTAATGATTCAGCAGATGGAACTTCTTCTCCTTTAATATAAATAAATACATCCCCCCAATCTGGTTGGTTGGTAACCCTACAATTTGATCTAAGTAGATTCGATCTAACTTTCAATTCGCTACCGTTTCCTGTTTCCAATTGATTTGCATCAGATTTAAAAGCAGTAAAATCAATTTCATCTAAATTAGCAATATCTGCTATATCTTGATATTCATCTGAAAATGATAAAGGTTCGGTTTCAAATTCAGAAGCATAAAAACTAACAGTAGTATTAGTGTCTAAAAGTTCATCTAAATCTCTCTTAACTCTTGCTTCTATACCGGTAATACAATCTGCTGCATTTTCCCCTATTTGAGTCATATTAAATGAATTCAAATATAACTTAATTGATTTAGATTCTACATGGTTTTCAGAATCTGCAGGGCAAACTATTTTGAGCATTCCGGCAACAGGTTGACCTTTAGTAGTAATAGCAGATACTTCGTATGCATTCCACACATCTACTCCTTTGAATTCTCCTCCGGTTAAATTATAACCTTCACGATTAAGATATCGTGGGATTTTTACTAACAGTTCTGGATTGTATTGATCAGAATAGCCGTCACCGCCGACTTTACCTAAATGTTTGCTAGCAATTTCTTTTACTGCTTCATAATTTTTAACTTCACTCATATTAAATATTTAAAATGTATAATCCGTATCCTATTAATAAATTAAAATTCACTATTACTATATTCCATTGCTTTGCTATCCATACCTGAGGCACTGAAAAAATAGCTCCTAAAAGGTAAGTATATGCTCCTATCCCATCATAAGGTAAAAGGTAAGGTGACATCATTATAAACGCTGATCCCATGTAACCTGCTCTATTAGCTAATCTTTCAATAGGAGTAAGTCTTCGCTCCATAACCATGGTACGTAAGATCTGTCTCCACCATCTAGTTTCGCATTTCAAACAAGTTTTTTTATTTTCGTGCTTGAACTTCGAATCTTTTTTTACTTTACCGCATACATTACACTCTCTCATTTGATAAAGTCTAATATTTGTTCTACCCTTTGCATAGGAGAACCAGTTATAGTCAAATAAGGTTGACGTACACCTTCTAATACATCTTGAAATAATCCATCAACTTTCTTTCTCCAATCTTCATTTACACTTCTTACTCCGTCATCTACCGAATCAAACTCGATAGGAAAGTAAACGTAATGAGTATATTCTCCTTTGATTCTATTCCAAGTATCTTCTATATACCTTAAAGTCTTCTCTTCTATACCTTCCATAAAATGAGAATATACTACAAGATCCATATAGCATCTATCTAATACTAAATTATAAGGTTGAAGTAAAGCTTCTAAATGAAAGCTACTGATAGCAAGCTGAGTTTCAGAAGTACCTGCTTCGTTAATTGGGAATCCATACTTAGCTACACTACGAGTAGATTCGTTAATAAACTCATACTTAGGTAACTTACCTTTTAATAACTCAAAAACAGTAGTCTTACCAGTACTACTTGCTCCAACCAGTGCTATTCTTTTAATCATTCAAAAACTCTTTTAACCAATCAAACAACCAATCTGATTTATACGCAGCTACTAGTTTAGAATTTTTACTTTCTAGTTTTTTAGATATTTCTTCTTTCATCCCATAAAATGCAGGAACTTTCCAATTAGGGTGACGTACATCTTCACCATAAACTGTTTTATGTTCATTAGCAGCATTATAAAGAGCGAAATGAAGATTTTTATACCCCTTACTTTCTTGAATAATTTTAGCTTCCTGTTTACCTAACAATCTAACTAAAGCATTAAAAGTAGTACAGTATTCCCCTACTTCACCTGTAAATCTATCTGTTCTTTTTATCATAAAACCTGTTTAAGTAGATTAGACCACATATATAATGATCTATCTCTTAATATACGAAATAAACCATCAAGATCCAACTGAGTAGCATTAAAATACTCTTCCATAATAATCCTACCTTCATCTACTCCTGCAGTTACTTTATGTATAACTGCTCCTGCTACTTCATGCCCAAGTTTATGAGCTTTTACTTGAGGATCTTTACCCTTAAGTTCTGGATACTTAGTAATAAGTCCAGGATGCCCATTATAAATCAAATACTTATTACATATTACTTCAGGCATTATCCTCAACCAACCATGTAGAGTTACTATAGCATTATCTTGCAACACTGCATCTAAATCGTCTGCTGTAGGTTTATTAGGTACCTCGATATATCCGTATTCAACTATCCTAGGATCTATAGTTCTTAGATAATCTGGTCTCTTATTAGTAATAATAAGATCAGGCCATCTTCCAATATTTTCAGATAAATCAGCTATCTCAGCTCCTGTCTGACTGAAGAATGTTATCCATTTGTTAGCCATTAATTAACTGTTTAATTACTTTGTTTATCATAAAATACGAAAGTCCTGTCAATTCTACAAGTTTACTTTTAGTTTTTACCGTCTTATAATTTTCCATTATAATCTTTTTATTTACTTCTGAGACTTCTACGTACTTAGGGTTATTTTTACCTTTAAAACTAAATCCGTTTTGCATTCTAGATTTCTGTATCTTCTTTTTATGCTCTTCCGACTGCTTTTTACCCTTTTTCGCCAAACTTATTTTTTCTCTAACACCTTTTAAATTATTAGGGTTATTATTGATAAGCTGTTGACGTCGTTTTTCTCTTAACTCTGGAGTGTACGTGTATTTTCTTTTTGCATAATCTATAAATCTAGAATTATCTCCTCCGTCCCCTCCTTCAGTAGAATTTAAACCTTCTTTTAACGTATTTAAAGTTTTAATCCAGTACTGCTCTCTTTCGTTTATACTACCGTCAGTTACCTCTTCCAGTATCTCAGCTTTAAATTTATCCCAACCGTATTTGTTAATACTGTTTGTAAGCTTAGTTGGTTTACCTTCTTTAGAATAACGTAAATGACCTTTTATCCTCTTCTCTAACGACTGTTTAGTCTTTCCTACATAAATCTTATTAGTAACGGTATTAGTTAGTTTATATATTACCATCTTTTTTATAATAAATAGTGTAGAAACTTGTAACCCAGTGACTACTTCCAGGCGTTCCTGAAAGTTTTTATATTATTAGTTATAGTATTAACATCTATATCCTCTATATCTGTATCAATTAGAGTATGTAATTTAACTGATGGTTTATCCCATGTAAGTCCTCCGTACTCTCCTTCCTTCATTCCATAAACTACAGGATTGGAGGTGTCCATAGAATAGATCCAGTTATAGTCTGCATGCTTATAAAACTGTCCTTCCCAGTAAAGTGAACTTCCTAATAGATGATGAGGTTTATTCTTATTGATTATACCGTCTCTAAGTAAATCTCCTAGTAGCTTAACACGTCCTAACATCCAGCTAACGTACTTGTTAGGATGAGGAATAGAATCGCTGTAATACGAATAATCGAATGAAATAGCTATCATATCGCAAGGAGATAATTCATCAATAGCTCTGTAACAGTCTTTAATTTCTTGATAAGTTTTACCTTGAACGACTCCTATACTTTTACCAGGAACGTTTCCATAAGTCTTGAACCAAGAAGCCATTTGTTCCATAGTCTTCTCAGCATTCTCTAATGCGTCTGGAACTATGTACCAAGTAGGTCTAAGTCTTTCTACCCATTGGGCAAATCTATCTGCTTCAAAAGCTTCTTCTAATTCAAATATAGAATTATCAAGAATAATCTCTCTACCTTTCTTAACTGCTCTTTCAAAAGTATCTCTATATCTACTATTCTGTTCTAGTAAATGAACTAGAGCATAATCATAGTCAGTTAACCTTTGAACTTCGTCAAATATATCAATCGGTGCCTCGTGTGCAATACGAATTTTACTCATAACTTAATATTACCTAGATCTTCAAATCCTTCTCCTAATTCTTTCATTGCTTCTTTGAATTGATTATTAAGGTTATCTAATTTAGTTAAAGTATCCTTATATTCTTTACTATTTTCGTATGCCTGAGTGACTGCTTTCTTAGCAATAGACAAAGGTACATAAGATTTACCATTAAATTCAGCTTCGTAATCTTCTAAATTAATCATATTCCTAAGGTTTTGTAGTGAAACTTCTGTAATTCATCATCTGTGAAAAATTGATGTAAGTCTGGTCTAAAATAATTAATAGATTTCATGACTTTTCTATCTCTGGTACGGTAGACAATATACCTTCCCTCCTCGATCTTCTCAAAATGACAGGCCTCACCTTGTTCCTTACTTCTTTGGCTGACACTCTGTATGGCTTCTTCTTCAGTTTTACAAGCTTTTGACATATTACTAGCTTGTACCTCTTGATATGCTGGCCATATCTTATCTTTAAGGCCATGTAACATAGTACCGTTCCCAAGGGAAACATAAGCAATGTCGCACAAAGCATCCAGAACTTCCACAATGTCTCCTCTTTCGCAAGCTTCTCTATATTCTTGGAGTTCTTCTTGAATGAAGTCATAGACGAACTTCCATTCTTTTTCTTCTGGGATAGTCGGTTCATAATTGTTTGGTTTACCAAATGTTGCGTTAAAAGTTTCTACTTCGTTAACAAAAGGAACATCAACACTTAATCCAGTGCTTGGGTCCAATGCCGGTTCGAGATCTTCAAATAATGATAACTGTTTTCCTATTTGTGACATTTTCCTGC